TATCAAAAGCGTTTGCAGGGAAATGTTTTAAATTAGTACAATTTTGCCATGTATTTGTAAAATATAAACCGCTACTAAAATCCAATAAAGGGAAATCTGTTAAAGACGTACAATTTCGAAATGTAGCATTAAAATCCTCTACTTTGCTAGTATCTATAAAAGGGAAACTTGTTAAAGAGCTACAGCCTAAAAAGGAATCTGTTAAATCTGTTACATTTTCAAAGTTTCCTCCGTCCGTTGCTGTAATTGTTAAATTTGTACACCCATTAAAAGCGTCCTCTTGACTCGTAGAGCCTAGCCCGTATATACCAAAATTAGACAATTCTACTATTTTAACATCGTCCGCATTGCCCGTAAAATCAAAAGCAGGAAATACACCCGATATACTTACTTTATGAGGCTCGGATACTCCAGTAAAATTTATTAAATGGTCTCCCGTTAATCCCGTAGCACTATACCCGTCGTCTGCTGTTACATTATATAAGTAAGTACCGCCTCCCGTTGTAATTTGAAAGCTGCTACTGGTAACACTAAACTCAAAAAAGTTGATACTATCGTTATTAAATATTGTAAAATCTGTATCAAAATTAGTTAAAAAATACGCTTGGTTATCCTCTCTCGCTTTTAGCGATATTGTAGAGCCATTCATTGCATTTTTTTCTCCGCCCGTTCCTGCGTTTATTGTAACCTCTCCGCCATTCCAGAGACCTATTAGCCTATAGTTGCCGTTTCGGTCTAATATGATAGCGCAATAGTCTTGGTACATCAATTTAAAAGCGTTTAACGCCTCAAAACTTCTCGGCAATGTAAAAGATAAGTCTTGCGCCCATTCGATGCCTCCGCTCGTTGTAGTAGCATTCTCGGTATAGCTAATATTTACAGCCTCATACTCAAAAATAGTAGTATCTGGGAATCTAGATATACTTTGAGCATTTGGGTCGTTTACTTTTGTATTGCCTCTAAATGCAATATCTGAAACGCCATACTTTACATAGGGAAATAGATATACCTTATCTATACCGCCTTGAAAGTTTTTGCAGTCCTCTTTATATCCTTTTTGTATTAAACTATTTGGCATATTAAAATTTTATTATATCCTCTGGGCTTTGTGGATAAGGATCTTGCACTCTATTAGATGGCTTTCCAAAATACCAACCGCTTCGATTTGAAACGTGAGTCGAAGCGTCTACGCCGTCCTGCGTTGTTTTATACTCTGTTAAATGGTTTAATACTATCCAGTCGTTAAACCTATCTATAAAAGTATCCGCCATTCCTGCGTAAGTATTCGATAACCTAGTCAATTCCTCCGCACTCATTAACTGAGCATTGTCTGAGGTATGCGAAACGCTCCCTCCGTTTGTTACTAGGTAGTTACTTATTAATACAAAGTTAGCGACAGACTGATATTTTGTAATTGGCTGTATATATTTAGTATAAAGCTCTAGATATAGACCTGTTAAAGTGCCATTAGTTGCGCCTGCTAGTATTACATTATACAGCTCCTCGCCTAAAAGCGGCAAAATTATAGTATTTTGGACATCTGAAATTACAAATACAAACCTGTCGTCGTCCACTCCTCCGCCTACAATAGTGGTTTGCTTAATTTCTGTCGGGGATATAAAGAGAAAATCTGCCATATCTTATGCGTTATGTGGTTTTATAGAGACAATACTCTCATTTGTTGGTACTTTATATCCTTTACGACGTGCCTCTGACGTGCTAATAGTTTTAGCAAGTGGACTATTTACGTCTAATCCGCTCCCGTTTTTAAGATATATCTCTCTTTGCCATTTATGGCGGCAAGTTCCTTGCGGAAAATTTTCCGACATTCTGCCTCCGCCTTTATATAGCCAAATACTGTAGCCATTAGGATTGCTTTTACCACCTTTTTGAAAGCCGTCGTTTATACCTGCCTTATTCATTTGCAAAATATCCTCTTTGCGATATAGCTTATTAGCTTGCATCATTTTTCTGCAAAATTCTCTTTGCGGAGATTTGTTACCTACATATCTGTAGCGTATTGCAATATCCTTACTATCTTGCACGCTCTTTGAGTTAGGTCTAGCCGTTCCCGTAGACGTTGCAAATTGTACTAAGTCGTAAAGGTCATCGTCTGTATCATAATCGACGTCCGCACTACTTAAAAGAGTCCACTCTGAGACGTCTAGAGTCTCGCCTAGCTCTATAAGAGAGTCGGCTAATTTAGCAGGCGCTCCGTCGCTCATACAAACGTGAGAGCTTAATTCCGCAGTATCCTCTTTTACCTCTATTTTTTCCTCAGTCAATGGAGCAAAGTATAAATCTAAGTTTATGCCGTAGTTTACTAGCACCTCCTCAATTGCATCAATTATAAAATCTTGTTTAGGCTTTATAACTCGCTTAATTGTTTGGCGCTCGCTCATATCCATTTCGTCGGCTACAGAGCTAAAGCCACTTGCAGACGATAAACCTACAAGACTCGGACTAATTACTTTATGCGCTGTCATTATTTGAGTTTTGCACTGGTCTTGTAAAGCTTCCCATTGTTTATGCACGTTACTATTAACTGGAAACGGCGTTACCTCTATAGCCACCTCTTGGTCATTAAAGCTAATAATAAAGTTCGAGCTGTTCGAGCTAGACGTTAGTTTCTTTTTAACCTGTCTCTCAAATTCCTCCTTCTCCTCTGGAGTGTAATTTGTGCCGTTAGGTATCTGTATTATATACCCTGCGCTTAATCCGTTTTTAATAGACGATATTTGTGTGTTTGCTATCTCCTCCTCCATTTCAGCAAATACTAACGCCGACGAGTACGACGGAGCGCCAAAATACTCAGCGCCTACAACGTAAGGCTTTGCTACATAAATAGAGCTGCCTCTAGCTGCTCCGTATGCGTTATAAGCTACGGGCGTATACTCTACGTCTGTATATTTGCGCCAGTTTCTAGAAAACCAATAGCGCTCAATCTCGTTTTTTTCGTTTGCTATTGACGGGATAACCATTTGCTTAGGTATATGCGTCAAGCTATGTAAATCTCCGCCCTTAGTTTCTATAACCTCAAAGCTAAACTCTCCAAAAACTTGAAAATCTGCAATCATTTTTCGCAGTTCTTTAGGTCTTAATATAGTTTGTAGCCTTGCCCAATTCTCAGCACCTAGACTTCCGCTAGAGGTACGCAATCCTTTACCATAAATAAGGGTACTATAGGATTGATTAATACTGCTATTTGTAGGGCTGCCGTTATTTCGGTCTGTAATGTAATTATAATACTCATTATTACGCCCATTCATTACCCAGTCTCTAGATTTGTCCTCCATTAAAGGCGGTCTAGTATAACTCGTTAATGTTATTAGTTTAATATCACTCATAATTTTACCATGTATAGCGATTAGTAGTCAGCTTATAATCTTGAGCTGTTTGCGTTGTAGCCAATACAAGACCTCTGTATACTATCTCAGTAGTTACGTCGTCAGTAAGTTTTAGCTGATAACTATGCTCGTCTGTAAATGTATAGCTAAATACTAGAGATAGCTTATAATCTCCGCCTGTTGTGTAACTAGTTGTTACGTTTGTATCCGTTCCTAGTGTACTATCTGTAATAGTTAAAGTTAATGCGTTAGACGGATTATATCTAGGCACTATCTTTATTGTATGCGTACTTAAATTAGGGTCAACTATCATAAAACAAACTTCTATATAATAAAAACGAAAAAAGTCTGTTTTTGTTTCTATTTAGCAAAAAAAAAGCCTCGTAATTAAATACAAGGCTCTTTTAGGGGATAAAACTAAATTAAGAAACTACTGCTAAAAAAGATGTTTGAGTAGCTGAATCTAAGAAAGGAGCTAAGTCCTTAGTCGTAGATACGCCAGTTAATACATATCCATTCATGTCCGTTTTAGCGCCGCCAGTTTGTGATACGATTGTAAAGTCGATTCCGTCGTCAAGCCCTAAAGCTATATAGTTGCCGTTTCTGTCGACTACAACTGCGCTAGGGTATCCTGCCGCTACTAGATTAAACTCTGCATTTGTAGCAGCGTCCATTGATTTTAATGTAATTGTGAGCGTTTGAGTATTTACTCGGCTGCTCGTATTTCTGTCTCCTACCATTGACTGCTCAAGAGTATTGCCATCTCCCTCTAAAGGATAAGCATACGCCGCAGTTAAAGAGGCATTCATTGCCGTTGCCTCTCCGTTTACAATAGTAAAAGCGTCCTCTAGGCTATTAAATAGATATAGTGTAGACTGACCGCCAAGCCCGTCTTTACACACTTTATCTCTGCCCGATGTTAGTAAACACGCCATAAGTTGTAAATTATTTTTTAGTTGCTTTACACAACCGATTATTAATGTTTTTAAAAAAGGGAGGCGGTTAAACCTCCCCTAGTATTTAGGCTGTTGTTGTAAGTAACCAAACTATTTCCGCTCCGTAAGAATATCCTACAGCGCCACCGAATACAGACTTGTATAAAACGTTTCCGCTCAAATCTACTTCGTCAAGGTCTTTCACTCGGATTGAGGTAGCGTCTGACGCTAATCCTGTACCCATTGTGATGTTAGACTTCTCAAACAATACGATTGTGTTATCTGCTAAAGCGTTAACAACTTGCACGTTGTAACGTCCGTATACTAATCCTGTGTTAGCGTCGCCTCCTAGTCCGTTAGCTGCTCCGTTTTGAATTAATAACTTTGTGTAAGCATCTGCAACGTCTGGAGATACGATAAAGTTTACATCTTTACGTCTTAATGCGTAAGGTAGTGCTGCCGTAGCTGCGTCAAATGCTGCCAATACGTTAGACGTAGAGATAGCCGCTCCGATTGCTGTAATTCCGTTGTTTGCTTTTATTACGTCGCCGTCTGCTGCAAATTGAGTAACTAGTCCGCTCATTGTTCCCGCAGTTCCTGCTCCATTCCAGATTTGGTCCTCAAACCACTCAGCTAATTTAGCTGCTGTATCTGCAACGATTGCGTCTGCAATCTCTTGAGGTGTTTGGTCGTTGAAAGCAGATGCTCCCATAGACTCGCCGCTCCACGTTGGGCGGAAATCCTCTTTACAGATTGTAAACTCGTTTTTAAATTTTGAAAGTGTTAAAACTTTCTCTGAGTACGCTACTGCGTCCGTTGCTGCGGTTGTTCCACAAGCGTAATCTACAACTCCAAGAGTAACGTCTAAGTTTCTCAAGTTTAGTTTGTATCCTACGTCGGGTACAACGTTAATAAGTCCAAGACGGAGTGTATCCTCCTCTTTGATTGCTTGCAGCATGATATCTACTGCTGCCTGCCCTGCATAATTTGATGTAATTGCCATTGATTATTCTATTTTAAATTAATTAATTTACTTATTTGCGTTTTTTATTGCCTCAAGGATACGCCCTTGCTTTGTTAAAATCACTTGTTTTGGCTGTGAGTTTATAGGCTCTACTGACGGCTGCGCTGAAAGTGTTACAACTTGCTCCTTTAACTCTACATTTTCAGATGTTAAAGTCTCTAGTTTAGACTCTAAGCTAGTCATTTTAATCTCCATGCTCTCAGCGTAAGCGTTAAACATATCCTCTAGGATTTGCTTAATTACCTCCATTGATTCCGCCTCGTTAGCCTCGACCATTTTCTCCTCGTCCTCCTCTTTAAGCTCTGCCTCTACCTCTGGCTCCTCTACAACTTCGTCCTCTACTACGTCCTCGCCCTCAGACATTGACTCTACTAGTCCGTCCTTTACTACGATTTCGCCTGCCTCATCGATTTGATAAGTTCCGTCTGCTAATTGCACACGCTCCTCATTTTCTCCAATTAAAAAAACAGCCGTACCAACCTCAAGAGAATCTCCCTCAAATTGAATATCTAGCTCTCCAGATTTTACGCTCCCTAGAGTTACCTCTAGCTGCTCCTCGTTTTTGCTTACTATATCTTTTAGCAAAGCGAGAATGCTTTTGTTACTTTTACTCATTTGTATATCGGTTTTATAATTTACTTCCTCTAACTCGACCATTCCGTCGATTGAAAATCCTCGCAGCTCTCCCGTTTTTATATAGTTGTTCCAAATGTCGTCGTTATCAACTTTCATTGATACAAGCCAAGAGCCCTCGGGATACTCTAATCCAAACGCTGCGGATTTGTCTTTCTTTGGGTCTGCTACTAGCCACGACTCGGTAAAAGTTACGCCCGAGATTGGTGTATCATGCTCTAGCTTTGAGTTTAACTGGAAACCGCTTTGGAAAAAATTTTGTGAAAAATCTCGGATAGTTTCCTCTGAAAAAAACATCTCAAACTCGTTTCCGTCCTCGTCTACTCTATATATCAATTGGTTTGGCTGTAATACTAGCCCCATTAATATACGTTTCTCCTCGTCTACTTTTGCAAGTGTTACAAGTTTGTCTTGTTTTGACATTGCTACAAAAAACTCCTCTGTGGCGGGAGAGTGTACCAGTGAGATAGCAAAGACTCCCTTGCTATTTTTGTTGTATTTTCCCTCAAATCTTCTCATAAGTTTACAATACTATAACGAAAAACTCTTGTTATTGTTTCACTATTTGTTAAAATCCGCTTGAGTCGACAGCATTGCGGTCGGCGCTTTGAGCTGTGGTAACGTCTCCAGACACTACTATTGCCTTAACGGCGTTGTCTTGGTTTGTTATGCTGTCTTGTATTGCGTTGCTTTCCGTTCCCTCTACTAAATTAAAAGCAGGTGCCTCTGCTCCGCCTGCTGCTGCTCCTCCGCTTGTATCTCCGCTTTCATTTAATGCGGCAAGTCCTTTTGCTGCTGCTGCTACAGACGAGGCGATACCTATACCCATGCGAATGTTGTTGGCTGTAATTAAAGCAGGCGCTGCGACTCCTCCCTCTAGAGTTAGCCTTGCGTTTGCTGCGTTTGTATTTATTATGTTTTTTGCAATACCTACAGCGTTCTCAGCTATAATGCTCGCAGCTTGTAACTCTTTATTTTCCTCTGCAAATCCTGCTAGTATGCTAAAGCCTGTTGCTACTGCGTCAAGGCTTGCCTCTTGTATTGCTTTTTTTGCGTCTGCGGTTGCTTGGTCGTTAGCTTTAATTTGCTCGTTTGTCGCTTTTGTATTTGCTACAAGTTGATTATCAATATTTTGCTTTTGATTCAAATACTCTTGCTCTGCGTCTACTCTTGCTTGCGTACCCTCTGCGTAGAGTAATCTCTTAGCCTCTAAGTCCTCTAGTATTGCTTGATTTTCTAGCTCAAGCGCAGACTTTTGTTTTTGTAATTTTACTAAAGGGT